TATCAACCAAATCCGGTGTAGTCGTTGTATCATCCAGGATGAGCTTATAATCCGACAGACCGAAGTTGGTCTTGATATCGGCCAAGATAGGCTCGACGCTAGAGATAAAGCGATTCCACGTAGTCTTCACGTTCGGATCGAACAAGAGAGTTGCGGCGACCTGAGAGATACGCTTCTTCACGAAGATCATGAGGCGACGCACATTGATTCGGTCCAGAGCGGAAGGAGTAACCTGCAGGGTCTTCTGACCGAAGATTACAATACCTTCTGCGGGGAACTTAGCAATCGGGTTAATGTTTGCGGCATAGAGATCATCGCGATCCTTACGACGCAGCTGGTGGGCTACATCAGTAACCGGAATACCAGCGGCACCCTCGGTAAGCCCGCCGCGGTTAAAGCCTGCGGGAGCAAACCAAACCTGAGTCTTCTTCTGCGAGCTTGAGAAAGTTCCCAAAGCGGCGACAGAAGGGGGTAACCAAACCATTGCACCGTTAATGCTGTCGCGGCAGCGCAGCCACGGGTAGAAAGTACATGCGTAAGAGCTATTGATAGCCCGCGTACGCAGGTCATTGATAACCGTAGCCAACTCGGCAGCCGTATTATTACGGGCTGACGTAGTGCCTTCTGCACGCGCCTTGTATCCACCCTGAACGTCGATAACCGCCAGAGCGTCGGCACGATCTTCACACACATTAATGAGTTGTGAAGTAAGACCGGGTTGCTTGAGTCCGGGGATGGTAGCAAGGTTCATCTCAACAACCTCAGGGTCGGCGAGAGAATCGATACTACGGCGAATAGTGTTAAACGTGTAGCTGGTATCATCCGTGGGGCTTGCACCGTCCCACTGACTATTGCGGAAGGGGTCAAGCTCGGTAATATCGAGCCCGTCAAATCCACCAAACATGGGTACAGTGAACCGATCGTAACCGGCGTCCAAGACGCCCGATACGGCGCCACTCGTATTAGTAAGAGCGGTACCGAGAGCATGTGAACCAGAAGCCCAGATACCATTTGCCTTCACATCGTCAAGACTAAAGTACATCGAGCGCTCGCGAATGCCTGCGGAGACTCCGGCGAACATATTTGCTACTTCGCCACCACGTGGTCGAAGCATATCAATATTCGAGGCATCAAAGACAGTTCCGCCAGTCGTTCGACTGGTCTGCATACCAAAGTAAGCATCTTGGGTGTTGCTTAGATCACCATCCGAAGCGCTAAGTCGCAGCTCGGGCGCCGGGTAGGCGATAGAAGCGGTTAGCTTGCATGTATAGCGCCTGTAGTCAGCGGTGCCATCGGCGACAGAGCTACTGACAATCAAAGCACCAGTGCTCATAGAGCCAGTAAGAACGCCCAGGGAGGTGACAAGACTGCCCGGAGATGGCCGCTGTTCGGGACCTACGGTATTGGAATCAACCCAATTGCCCGTGGCAGTCCCTGCGAGCAGGGCTGCTTCGTCATCATACTTAATGATTCCGCGGAAACCGAAGGGAAGAAGAGATGCATCAGAACCGACGACGTCTTCATTCATATCAACGCGGACATACTTGGAAACATTGTCCCAATCGCCCACTTGTACATAACGACGCTCCGTAGTGTTCCAAGTAGTATACTTGTCACCAATCTTGCGGGCGATGTAGTTAAGTGAATCCGGGTTCAAGTTAAGATCATTAAACTGTTCCACGATTTGTACTACGTTATCGGAATCGCTTAAGCGGCGTACAACCAAAGAGAAGCTACCATAGGGGTCACTCTCATTTGAAGAAACTTTGATATCCTGAATTGAAATTTTCAGGTTTCGGTTGGTCCAATCACCTGCGTCATTGAGTCCGATTACTCGGAAGAGCGCAGGCATTGCCTGAATATCATAATTGTTGGAACTTCCGTTGGAGCGTTGTGCAGTGTCACAACCAATAATGTAGGGGGTTTCTGAACTTTGTACGCTTGCACGGAAGTTGTCGCCGTCGCCGTCAGTCGCGTTGGTAAGATCGATAACAGCAGCAAAGGTTTTGCCAGCAGTTGCCGTAATAACCGATTTCATGTGGCGATCGAAACTTTCACCAAGGAAGTAATTTTGCTCATCACTCACGATATCAGTATTGGTTCGCTGTGGCGTTGTGTTGAACACCTTACGAATGTACTTCGCGCTAGCAGGATCAAAGTTGAAGACTGTGGTGACATTCGCATCATTATAATCCGAATTATTAACAATCAGTCGGAACTCGTATGCTTTGCCCGTATCCTTAACAACAACATTTGAACCAGTGGTGTTCGAGCCGCCGGACCAACCCGAATCAGCGACAGGGGTGTTCTGATTATCGCTAAGAGTAGCAATGGCGCCACTCATCTGCAAGTAGGTGCTAGCCCCCGTGGTATAGAAAATGGCTGCTAGGGCGCCCTCAAGAGATCCGCTCTGTGAAACTCCCGAGGTCGGGTGAGTACCCTGATAGGCATCGTTACTGAAGACGACGAGTCCCCATGCCTTACCGTTGGTACCAGCGTCCCAGCCGGCGATGCCGGCGCCGGAAGCGCTGTCGGCATCTGCACCCAATAAGCGGATATATGTCAGAGGAGAACTATTTTTAAGGTAAGCTTGAGCAGCATATGCTCCATAGGTGGGGGCAGAAGTACTCCATTGTCCTTTACGCCACACATCACCACCAATAGTACCTGGGGAGGGTGCACCAAAAACATTAACAAACTCAGAAAAGGAATCCACCGTCACTGGGCGCAGTGAGGGTCCTTTTTCGGCACGACCAATTACGACCGGACCGATCCCTGCCGGGGAAGCTGGGACTTGCGAGTTGTCAATCTCATTGACGAAAACTCCGGGTGATACAAATCTAAAATTTTTGACTGACATTCGTTTTTATCTCCTAAACCTGGGATATCGTTATTAAATAGTATTGAAGGCGCTCAATAGAATCTATTCTCTATAAAATCCATCCTTCAATGTCTCCGGTATATCACCGAAAATTACCTTTTCTTTGGAAAGCTTAAATTCCACAGCATTTTCTCTCTTAACAATAATGGGCTGATCCTCATTTTCGCCGGCGCCGATTAAATATCCTAACACTTCAATATTAATAGTATTTTCATAGTTGCGATGATCCATGCCAATATTGGCAGCATTCGATGCATTATTAAAATTACCATCAATAAAAAGTTCATAATAATGGCCCTCGCTCGTAATCCGTTTGGGGGTACGGGAGTTTCCAGGTATAGTAATAAATGGAGTCATCATCTCGTTCATTTGCTGCTGATACTCAGAGCGCAAAGCCACTTCATATTTTATAACGACCCAAGTGGGAATAGGCATTGATATTGAATCATAAACAACGCGCTGAACCGACATGTTTCTCTTGTTGGTGTTCTTCATCTTCCCCGCCACATTTTTATCTGGTCCATATGACCGAGCAGCATATGCATTTTGAAATTCAGAAGTTTTCTTTTGATTTATGTTGCGGGCGACCGTAATGACGCCACCTCGGGCGCCCTTTGTCGGATACAAGTTAGCCCACACGGTGCCTTTGCGGGTAGGATCCTTCACAACGTTGGCACGATTCACCGTCATTAGGGGAAATACAAGAGTCTGCTCGTTTAGATCCCGAATTTCTTTGTTTTGCCACGCTTTAATTTGAAATGCTCTTTCGGCTGTAACCCATAAGACTGGAACCTTCTTAAACCCATCGTTAGAAGTGGCGAATAAATTAAGCTCTTCATCAATGAATTTATAGAACGCCCGGTCAATTGTCTCTAAGGTGGAAGCCTCGAATTCAATTTCCTGAAGTTTTTCCTCTACCGAGGCATCGCCAACGGCTGCGTACTTCACATCTTTCTTGTTGCGAATTTGCTTTTCTGTTTTCTTGCTTCTAGCCACGAATTCTCCCCCCTAGTTATCCAACGTAGATGCCGGCGGGCACATTTTGCAGAACCTTACCCGTAGAATCTTGCATAGTCGAGTCGGTCGAGGCCATCTCGCTATAGGTTAATTCATCAAGGGTCGTCTTAAGTTCTTCCCTAAGTAGATCTTGTTCCGACTTCGCCTGATTAAGTAAATCGGCAGCATTTAAAGTTACCGATTCCCCAGGAATAGGAACCGTTGCAAATTTACCTCGCACCTGACCTAGAATCTCTTTTGTTAGAGCCAATGCAAAACGACGTATCCACTGTTTGCCAATAGAGTTGATATTTTCATAAGGAAGGTTCTGGAAAGGTAGGCTATTCATATTATTGACCCCTTCCATTCCAGAATTGGGCTGATTCTCACCTTCTTCCCATGGATTGAACTGATTCTCAATGGTAAACTCCACCCAGAACTTATCAGGGCTCGTGGTGTCGGGTCGCGGGAAGAGCCTCAGTTGGTTATTCTTGATTTCATAAGAATAATGAGATGTCCGCGTGTAAATTGCGTCTTCATATGCCATCGCCTGCAGTTTATTCTGCCAGGTGGGCACCAACTCGAACGTAGAATCATCGGCGTACTGACCATAGGTGCGCATGTTACCTACAACAGAGAATCCGCCATAATATCCATAAAATCTCCACATTGCACGCGGACTTTTATAAAAGACTTTCCGGATTACGACACGTTTATCATCAATTTGTCCATAAAATGAAGATGATGTATTGGTCGCGGACGAGGATGACAAAATAGTTTGCAAATCATAGTCTGCTTGTCCTGAAACACTCGTGAAAGAGCCTGAATAGATGGGGAGCGTGCCTCCCAATCCGACTTCGGTAATACTTCGTTCCGATACTCGGCGGGCGAAGCCATAATCAAAGCGCGGATAACGCAGAGAGACATTAACTCCCTCTAAACTATCCCCACTTACGATTTGTCCGTCTTGATCAAAAGAAGCCGTAGTTGCTCCCATTAGAGAAGAAAGAGAATTCTTGCTCTGATGGATATTAACGATGTAAGAGTACTCTAAAACCGCTTCTTCATACGCGGCATACACATTTCCTTCTGCTAATTCAATATCCAATACATCACCGCCGAGCTTTTTATAGGTATAAGATACCTGATCGGCTGCGCCGGATAAGAACGCATCTGAACCTGCATAGACCCCAAATGGCAATGTCGCGGCAACACTGGATGCGGAGCCAGTGACCGTTAAAACATTTGAATTTGTTGTGGAAGCGGGATTTAAATTTGGAATGGCCATTAAAAAGAACCTCTATTAAGCTACTACTAAATAGAAAGCCCCGCCTCAAAAGAGACGGGGCTTTAACTATTTTGACCTTACGTCAAGTATGGCTAAACTAGATCGCGAACGATAACCAGTCCATACATATCAGGACGAACCATCTTCTTGGCATATCGAGTCATCACGCCCTTGCGAGGCACGAAGTCTTCAACACCGAAGATAGTCGGGGTGGTCTGCAGCGGCACATAAGGTGCGTACACATAACCACTTTCAAGGAAACTACTTCCACGACGGCCAACAAGGACCAGATTTCGTGGGAAGTAAGGATCGACGATAAGGTCGAACTTCTTCGAAAGCGAACCAACCTTCATAGAGCCCGCGTCGCCACGGTCACTATCGGCAGTCACATTGGCACGGAAGCCAGCCGTGAACTCAAGGATGTTAGCAATTTCTGGTGAAATCACGCAGAAGTTTGCTGCACCACGTAGAGTCTTACGGTGGATCTGTGCAGACACGTCGTTGATGGTCTCAACGAGAGTCTCATACCACTCACTCACATTACCAGTGAAGTCGGGTGTAACACCCACGCCGATTTCTCGGCCAGACTCACGGTCAAGGAAACGACCAGGTGCACGGGACCAGTAACGAGTACCAGCCTTCGCGCCGCGAACGAGGTCCTCAAGGATCTCGCGGTCGATTTCAAGAGCAACCTGCTCAGACAGAATCTGAGTCAGCTCAACCTCAGCATCAAGGTTGTGGTAGGCATTGAGATCTTGTCCCAATTCCGGGGTCCACTTAGCCTTGAGCTTCTTGGTGATTGCCGTGACAGCCACGGAATCGACCTTGATGTCGATCTCGGGAATGTTCGGGTTGTTCTCCAAGCCCCACTCAGTAGCACCGATGACGGCGCCGAGAGCGTTAGCGGCATTAAAGTTATCAGTAATGGCATACGAAGCCGTATCGCACGCGGCGAGAGAGGTATTTGCGTTAGCAATAGAACCACTCTGCTGCAGTACAACAAGAATCTGCGTACTATCACGGAAGTCCGTACGCGTCATGCGACGGATGTGACGACCACCGAGAGTCGGGGAAGTGCCAAGAGCACCATCAGCCAACTGAATGGAGATGAAGTCTTCGGAGTTCCACTGATCGGTGTCAACTGAAATATCAGTCTTCGCAATCTGAGCAACAGCAACAAAAGAGCCGGACAGCGTTGGGTCGAACTGAACCAATCGATCGCCATCATTTTCAGACTCGCCAAAGGTACGATTCGTGCCAGAGGCACCGTACCAACGTCCGCCAACCGTACCAGATGCAACAACTGTACAAGTGACAGCCGAAGAACCAGTCGGAGACGAATAGCCCTGGTTAAGGGCGTAAGGACCAGCCGAGGCGTTGAGAAGCTCAGTACCACCGAGATCCACACCACCGGTCAACTGGCTACCAACCACTCCACCAC